GGGACTGGTCCCGATAGACCTTCATCAGCTCGTCTAGAGCTACGCGAGGGTCCATCACCATGAGTTCAGGCCTCCGTCCTTGATCTGGTGCACACGCGCGGGGCGCGGCTTAGGCTTGGGGTTGAAGTCCTTGGCAAGGGCATTGGCAGCCGAATACGCCATGAGCGAAGCGGCCACGATATCCACGCGCTTGGTCGAGGACTTCGTGATCTTCCCGAACGAGAAACCCCACCGGTTAAGGCGGCGCTTCGCGTTAGCCCAGTGCATCCGCATCGAAAGGGTGGGCCGGAAATGGATCTTCTTGGACTCGATCTCATTGACGAGAGCCTCGCACAGGTACGTAAGCCCGCGCTGGTCTGAACGGTTGTCCCGGATTAGTTGCCCGGCGGTTGACGCCTTGGCCTGAAGCTTCTGCCCGTAGTCCTTCTCCCAGGCGTAGACCCAGGACTCGAACGGGTGGACGTCACAGGCTGCGGCAACCACGTTGAAGATCTCCATGTAAGCACGGAAAGCCTCATCTACGGCCTCTTCATCGATTCGCCACTTCGGCGAATTCGGATCCTGCTTCTCGGGCGGCTCCCAGTAGTTCAGGAGGTGGAAACTACGATCTTCGAGGCGGAACGCCACGATCGCGGTACCGTCACCCGAGAGCGAACCATCGAACCCGAGCGTGATCGCATCGTCCGGAATCAGTGGCCGGATAGGATTCGAATCCTCGTCTCGGCCCAGCTCATCGAACAGCGGCATGGAGATGAGCGAATCGTCATCGGACAAGATCTGGTTCAGGTGCTCACGACGGAACGTCGTCGGCGACGTACCCGTATCGAGGGCCTGGTTGACCAAGCGTCGAACGTCGAGCCAGTACGCGTCACCAGCGGCCTGACGGATAGCCTCTTCCAGCTCATCCATGTTCGTGAGCTTCAGAGCCGGGTCAGCCTCTAGCGCATCGTACAGAATACGCGAGAATCCGAAGGCTTCGATCTGCTGCGCGTAGGCCGCGTACGTCTTCTCGGCATGAGAATCCAGGCCAGGTTCGTACGCGTTGCAAAACTCGAACAGCCGGGCGCGGCCACCGGGGTTCTTGGCCAGGTTCGAATTGATCCGAATCATGGCCTCGTGGCCGCCGTTAGAGGCGATCCACTCGGAAACCTCATCCGCGAACACAGCCGTAGGGCGAGGCCCTCGAAGTGCGCGCGGGTTGTTGGCGATCGCGGCTAGACGACCCGAGCCTCCGCCATCTACGGCGTTGCTCTTGGTGATAGCCTCGATACCGATGGTAAGCCCGTACTTCTCGATCGCAGCCTCAGAGAACGAGGCACGAGCGATGTCCATGATGGGCTTGGTCTGCTCCATCGTGATGGCGATGATCTGAACCCAAGGCGCAGGCTCCGGGACTCCGATCGGATACCCGTCCTCGTCCCATCCGCCGAAGCGGACCGGGCCACACAGCTCGGCACAAGCCATGGCTGCGGCCAGAGGAGACTTGCCCGTACCACGCGCCCTGCGGAGCGCGGCCCGGTCGTAAAGCCAACGGCCCTCGTCATCGATCGCGTACGAGCAGAGAACGAAGTCGATGCCCTCGTTGGTGAGTTCCAGCGGCTCGCCGGTGACACCGTGGACCAGGTTATCGACCATCCACTCAAGGATCTGCCAACCCAGCGTACGATTTTCAGCTGGGATCTCGGGCATGATCCTGACGGCGGGCATCAGGCACCCCGGCTAGCGCGTCGCGCCTCTAGGCGCTCCTTCGCTACGACCTTCTTGGGATCGGCTGCTTCTACCTGGCGCTTGATCGCGATGTCCATGGTGCGGCGAGCACCCTCGGTGAATCCGAGATCGTTCATGTACATCCGGAGCTGCATCGCGCGGCCTGCGGACATGCCATCCTTGATCGACCTATGGATCAGCTCGCACGTGACCCACGCCTGGACGTAGTCCGTGTCCTCGTAGAATCGACGTAGCGGGCTCTCATTGAACGACTCCCAGCCCTTGAGGGCTACCGGGTGCCAGTACTCGGCCGGGGTTAGATCTGTGCTTAGAGAGGACTTCAGGGCCTCGATCTCCTCCTCGGAGACCACGACCTCGTCCATCTTGGCCTGCTCGGCTCGGGTACGGTGTCCTAGACGGTCCTCAGGGCGCTTCTTAGCACCAGGTCCGGTCCTTGAGGCAGCCATCTGGGCCCTCCTCTGTTAGGAGGGCTTCAGGCCCTCGCTGGGATGCTTCTCGGCAGGGCGCTTGGCCTTGGCCTGTCGCTTGCGGTACGCGCGAATGCGCTCACGCTCAGACTTCAACTTGTGGCAGTCAGTGCAGATCGGAGCACAGTTCTCGGGTCCGTTGGTTCCACCTTCGGCGACCGGGACGATGTGGTCCTTCTCCAAGGTCACACCAACGGCACCACAGACGTAGCACTTGCGCCCGAACTTGCGGAGCGCGGCGGCCCAGGTAGGAGCAGAGAACCGGCTCTCAGTGGTCCGGGTCCGGCTGTAGCTCATCGGTACACCTCTGGCCAATAGCGGGCAGGGGGCCCGTAATAGTCCGGGCCGTGTTCCGGGGTGCCGATTCGTTCTAGCACGGTATATCCACCGGTTCGAGGCTTCCGAGCGACGTGGGCCAGGGCCTCACGCCACGTGTCGAACTTCTCCATGCGGAGCGCCGGGAAGTTGAACCCGTACGCGTCCGTGATGACGCACCACTTGGGCGGTCCCATAAGCTGAGGAACCTTGGCAACGCGCGGCTTACTCATCGGTACGCCCCCAGAATGAAGGCCCTTCGGGGCATGTCTCGCCGGATCACTACCGCTACAGGGTCCCCTGCCTCAAACATGCGCGAGTCCAGGTCGAGCATCAGGGCCGGAAGTACAGTCCCGTCTAGCAGACGCACCGTGTGCGCACTGTCCTCAGGGAACCAAGGGCCCACGATCGTGGCCCTCCGGAAATCATAATCCGTCACAGGAACGACCCCCTCTGGTCCAAGTAGGCCCGGGTTGACACAGGCTCGGTCAGAGGCGTATAGTCCCTCATGAGCACTTCGTTGGGTGACACGGCATTACGATGACCCGTCTCGTGCCAGAGGCAGCGCGCGGTTGAAGGCAACGCGGGCGGGGCACCGAACAGACCAGCTAGCGTCTGTCGGAACGCAGCATCTTCGTAGCCCCAGCCGGAGAACCGCTCGTCCATGCCACCCGTGGCGACGTACGCGCTGCGGGTGACAGCTACGGGGCCCGTGCAGAACGGAAGTTCGTAGTCGAAGGGTTCACCATCTGGATTCGCGCCCTGGAGGATCCGGTTGGTGGACTCCTCGGAGTAGTACGCGGTCTTCTCGAACAGAGGGACCCAGCCATGCCCCGCGCGGGTGTACACCCACTGGGGAGACGGATCACGGAGGCACGAAGCGGCGGTACTCAGAACCCCGATGTCAGGCAGAGTGTCGGCACCGATCATGAACAGGATGTCACCGGTGGACTTCTTGAAGGCCCGGTTCTGGGCCCGGGAACAGTTGAAGGGGCCGCCGGGGTCATCTTCCCCGACGCAAACCTCTACACCATACTTCATACTGTATGCAGTCCATGAGGCAAGGATGTATTCGAAGATCCGTTCCCGCTGAGGGTCTCCGCCGCGCCATGGGATCAACACGGAGACATCCATGCCCACTCCTAAGTTGCTTGCGCAGGCAAGTATTTACTTCTTGTGGTTGGTCTTCAGATACCCAGGCATGACGGCCTGAATGATGTTCGTGGTCAGGCCATCGGCCATGCGTGCCGGAACCCCTGCTTCGATCAGCAGCCTGTGAAGCGTGGTCCACTTGTGCACGGACCCCGACCACTTGGCGAAGCCTGCACCTGCGGTCCAGTACTTCCAGAGCGCGGACCCGGGCCCGAACGGCAGGGTTGAACCCCCAGTTCCAACCGCCATGACTCACTCCTCGTACTCGGTGGCTGCCTTGATCCTCTCCTGAAGGGTCTCAACGGCAGCCAGGCCGCGCGCTGTAGCGCGGCTTACAGCTTCGAACCACGATGTGCTGGACCCCTTGGCAAGGATCACGTCCCCGGCCACGACAGAGGCCCTGAAGTTCCCGTCCTGGTCCCCCATGACTACGATGGCAAACTCCTCGACAGGATCAAGGGCCGAGGTGCGCTTGTAGAAGTCGGTCAGGATCTCTCCCATGAACCGGTCTTCCATCTCGGGTGCATCACCCATGGTCCCTCCTCAGAACATCGGACGGCCGTCAAGGCCGTACCAGTTTGAGCCACTGAAGTACAGCGGCCCCCAGGCAGTGTCATACCAACCTGGTCGAGTTGCTGGAGGTGAGAACCAGCCGTGCGTGGGTACCGGGTGTTCGGTCATGACCGAACGCCGAACGTTGTGGGGCCGAGCCAGTCCCCGGACCAAAAGCTCCAGAGGCTTGACCGTGAACCAGATCAGGACCGAGACCAACGAACCGGGCTTCTTGCCTTTGCGTCTGATCGGCCTGGAGTAGGCCACAGGGCCCGGGAGGTGGATGTGCCAACGGAACGGCATCACCGAACCGCCTTCCGGCACGTGAACGTGTGGTGGTTCCAGTGTACGACCACGTACCGGACCTGGCCATCGATCAGCGGCTCCACGGACACGCGATCGGATTCAAGGATGGGGCCGCCGCAAGCAGCGCACGTCTTCTGTCGATGCGCCATGCTCATCGGGCCAGCTCCTTGATTCGGCGCTCGGTGTACAAGGCCTGAGCCACCTGGGCCTGGCGAACCAGGACCGCGAGGAGGTAGGCCACGAAGATGAGCACCGGGGCGGCAAGGACTGAACCGTTCAAGATGCCCACGATCAGGGCGGCGAGGATGAGGCCGAGTCGGGCCAGGGCCCTCTGTGAGTTCGTCATGCCTCTACAGTAGCACAGCGGCAACCAGGAAGCCAAGCCCGAACCAGATGAAACACATCGTCAGGTGAAACCAGTCTACACTCCGGGACATGGGGATCCTCACTCAGTGTCATGGGCAGATACGGAGGGCCATAGGGCCCTGGGAGCGGGTGTGCCGGGA